AAAGACACATTTCATCTTCAAGTTTATTATACCTCCCTACGTGATGAACCTTACCCCTTTCATAAAAGGCAGCGATAGGCTCAGCCCTCAGATATTTTCCTCTTGAAGCCGTTACATCTTTATAGCTTACCTCCGGTGACATATTGCGGATGATTGTCGCCACCATGTCTCCCCCGTAGTTCTTCTCTGCCACTATCCTGTCAGCGTCCCATTCATAATAAGCGGAAATAGCACGGTGCGCCCATGCGTTAGGAGAATAAATGCCTGATAAGTCCTCAAGGATATACCCGTCACCAGCCCCATCAATGCCAGCTACGATAATACCCGCTTCATCAGATGTTGTCTTATCAGATCCGGACGGGTCAATAGCAACCACGATCCTTTTAAGCTGTGGTGACTTGTCAACCCTGTATTTCTCAATGTTAGATCTTTTCCACAAAGCACCAGGGGCCTCGTCAATATCCTCTGCCATAATCTCCATTCGGTAAGCGATAGAGGACATATCATTTGCCAGGTCATCAATAACCGTCTTGTCAATATACGGATTGTCATAAGTGGAAAAGTGGAAAGCCCGCCATCTGCCTGTCGTGTCTGCTGCTGCTTTCTTAAATAGCTTTGCAGCGTGTTGCGGGTCATTGGCCTTTGTTACCGACCGGGACTGAAGGGATGGGGGGGTATAGATGAAAATAGCATTCCCGTTGTTATCCATGAGCATAGGTGCGCCCACTACACCCCAGGTATCCTCATTCATCAACTGGAACTCATCAAGTATCAATTCATCTGCGAAGTCCCCACGTAATGTGTCAGCGTTCCATGCTGTTTTTGCTCTTATCCTTTGCTCTGTTCCCGGAAGTTCTATTAAATGCTTTGTCTCGTTTTTATAGAATATTCCCTGTTCGATAGGTTCCCTGAGTGCCTCACATACCAGATGCCAGAAACGATCAACCTGCTCCTGTGTAGGAGTGGCATATAACACCCGCTTACCTTCGAGAAATTTCTCAACTGCGTATATCGAAGCCCCGTAAGTCTTGCCCCCACGCCTACCGGCACGTATAACCTTGCGCTTTGCAGTAGAGCGAAGAAACTCTATCTGCTTACCGTGTGGCTTCGGGAGTATTACCGTTATTTCTTTCTTCGTACTTGACATTTATCTGTATCGCCCCCTGGTGTTCATTATCTATCTTATCCCTCTGCCCCGCATACTGCTTACCTAACCATACAAGCATCGTCTTATCCCCTTCCATTGCCACCTGATACTGCTTTGCCTTTAATAGTTCAACTCCTTCAGCCTTTTTTTTAGCAGAATACTCCGCAAAACCAACTTTATTATCTTCATTGCACCTGCGATACAATGTTTGCACATCAATACCCAAAAGCCCAGCTATCCCCACACCATCGCATTGCGCCTGAAGGTACTTGTCAACCTTATTCCAGTCTATTACTGCTTTTGGCCTTGCCATAACTTTAAAATTTAAACCCTAAAATGCTAAATATAATTATAAGTTAATTTATAGTATTTTTATAATATCTTTATTTAACTTTTCACCATTTATTTTCACTTCAAATAATTTATTATGTTCTTTCATGTATAAAATCCATCTCTTTAAAATAACATCACAATTATCTGGTTCTAATTCGTTTAAATAACAAATACGATTATTTTTTTCACAAGCTATAAGAGTACTGCCGGCCCCGGCAAAAAAATCACAGATCAATTCATTTGGTTTTGAATAGTGTAAAATAAATATTTCAGGCAGTTCAACTCTTTTTGACTGATTAAAATCAGTTCCCGGCAATGGTCTATGAACAACAGAACTTTCAATAAGGGTAGTAAACCCGTCCCTTATGTTTTTAAACTTACTTTTACCCTTTAAAAATTCTGCAATTATAGTCGTAATTGACATTGGCGCGTATTTTGTAATACCCGTTGCAGATTTTCTATTTACTGTAAAATACCTCTTAAACCAATGTAAATATTTTGCGGCTCTGACAGCATTATGTTTATCACTATCCATTATAAAAACATGACAATTATCTTTTGCCTGATTAATTACAATCTCTGAATATTTATCTTCTAAATCATAAGGGGGATCAATGAATATCATATCGGCTCTTTTGCCATCCATAAGGGTTAAAATATCAGAAATATTACAAGAATTTCCACATAGGAGTCTATGATTATTCATTTCAATTAAATCACCCTGTTTTACTATCTGCTCTTTTATATCCGGAATATCATCCTCATTTTCTTCAACTTTAACTTTTTCTAAAAGGTCAATGACGTCTAAGCCCCAGTCGATTAAATCATCCTTATCCCATTCATTAGCCAATAAATCCCAGTCATATTCCCCGAAGCCGATATTGTCAGCAATGATAAATCTTTGTTTCTCGGCCTCTGTCAGTTCGCTGTCACGCTTTACCCATTCGTCCGGTACATCTTTATAGCCTAACTCTTTGAGTGCCTTAAATCGCATATTACCGCCCAATATCATCCCTTCGGCATCAATGATAATCGGACGCAATGCCATCATCTTCGGAAACTCCTTTATCGACTGACATAGTTTCTTGAACCTGTCGTCTTTTATCAGACGTGGGTTCTTCGGGTTACAATGTATTTCTGATAACTTCATTTCAATTGTGAATAAAAAGCACCTTATCAATCTTCAGCACCCTGTAATTATTCTCCTTGCAATACTTAACCACTTCCTCGCAGTAGATCCCGTCAGCCTCTATCTTCACACTGTTAAACCCTACTTTCTTTGCTATGTCGGCCCTGACAACAAAAGCTCCCATATCAATATAGTTTACTGTCGGGACGCAGTGTACCACGTCATAGTCACAAGAGTTAGTCAGCATATCGCAGTAACACATTCCGACCGCCTTAGTCATTCCTGTCAGCATCTTGTCAACAAACGTCCTCACGTAGAAATTATCATCATTCGTTATGAGAATCGGATCGTCGGGGTTGCACTCAATCTTCTGAAGCATCATCTTCCTGTTCGGATGCCCCCATTTACCCTTTCTTTCCTTCGACTCACATAGTATTAAACGCTTATCCTGAAATTCTGTTACAACATTTGTTATTTCTTCCGGAGTGGGACCGTCGTGAATGATATATAACTGCCAGTTAGGATTAGTCTGAACAATGAATGAGGAAATCATCAGTTTAATCTCTTTCGGACGTTGATACGCTACCGCTATTATCTGAAGAGTTCTCATAAATAGCCCTCCCTATTCAGTATTGTTGTCATTGAACACTCCCGCCCGTAATCTTCCCGATTGATATAGTCCTTCGCTAACTTGTTCCCGTTGAACCAGTGAACGCAAAGGGTATTTTCAGTCAGGAAGGAAAGATTATTGTGCTGGAATAAAGTTTCAAGGTGATAAGTTGAATAAGGGTAAAACGTATCATAAGGAATAGCCAGTATCCGTGGAAATCTCGGAAGTATAGTTAACAGTGAAGGATAAAGCCTGTTAAGCATCGTAGATCCTAATGCCTGGTGGTTGGATTTTATCTCTTTAACAGAAACTAACCGGGAATAATCAATCAGTGACTTTATGAACCCGCTATACTTTTCGGCTATCAGATTCGATACGTTGTGAAAGCCATTAGTCATTTGATAAAATGAGACAATACACTCAAAGTCCTTCGGGTTTCCGATACACTTTACTTTTTCAATATCTGAAATTGGTTTTAACCATATAGTATCAAAATCAGAATACACCCCGCCCTCTTTGTATAATATTGACCTTCGGAAATTATCTGAACCCTGACAGGCATGAGCTTCTATCGGTACGTCGTAATCCTCGACGTCAATAATCTTAATATCTAAATAATCGTAATCCAAGAGTCTGTCAAGATAATCCGGGCCGGTATAATCAGGCACAAAAGTATTTCTCCCCATTTCTAAAGGCGACTGCTTCGTAAGATAAACGGTAATCTTCCAATCAGGGTTATACTTATGGAATGACTCAACGGTTAAAAGATTTAACCAGGCCATCGGGGAGCCATCCCAATACAGGTGACATTTCTTAGGTATCATAGGTCAGGTGTTATTTTATGAACAGCTCTCGTTTCATTTAAAGTCCTGATGTAATTCCACAGCTTCGCATTCTTACGTATCAGTTCCGGGTCTCGGTTCTTTTCTTCGTAATGGTACTGATGAAACACATAAGGGTCATCTGTTATCTCGACTTTCAGACCCAGGTTTCGGACGTGGTGAAGAAAAACATTATCCTCATAAGCTATGCCGTCTTTCAGCCGTTCATCAAAGCCGTTAACCTTTTTCAAATTAGCCGGTGTGATAGCGGAACAAAAATGATAACCCACCGCCCTATAGATAGGATGGTTATACCATGCCCCCTCACCGTCAAAAGTTGCGCCCTGAGGCCACATAGTCATCGGCGGTATCTCGCTATCCTTCGGAAGGGAATAACATCCGTAGCTAATATAGTTTTTTTCGGTGAGGTTTTTCTCGGCATGGCCTATTATATCTCCTCCGTGATAGCATTCTGCATTCTGAATTAAAACAATATCTGGTTTATATTCAAGGGCAACCTCCAAACCCATATTATAAGGGACCGATGAATTAACCCATGACTTATTTTTTACACATAAAACATATGCAGGGAATATACCACTTTCAAGAAGCAACTCACTGGCCGGCTCTTTTATAGATCCGTCATCAACAACGACAATAACTATGTCCTTTCCTTCATACTGCCGGAAAGATTCAATCGTTTTCTGAAGTTGAGCCTTCCGCTCAAAATATGTAAGCACTATAGCCGTCCGCATTTTCTGAGTCTTTTAATTGTTGAAGAAAACTCCGTTTGGGCTGTCTGATAATAATACCTTTCATCATCCGGTAGTGCGGAATAATCCCGATAGTACCAGGGTATGTGTCTGCAGGTGTACGGACGGTTGGTCCTGACTGCTGAATATGTGAACTCTTTTAATGGATAGCGGTACAAAGCAAAGGTAGTATCTGTCAGAGCATCGAAGTAAAGATCGTCAAGTGGTTTTAGCCAGTAAGGAGCCTCCGGACCGTTCTTAATAAAATTACCTTCCGCATCATCAGGAAGGTCGTTTATCTCTAATGAAAAACCGCACTTGCTAACAGGGTACTTGTCAAGTCCCTTATTTAAAACTTCGAGGAAGTTATCAGGTATGCCCGTATAATCTAAATCGGGATCAGTATATATGAACCGTTCTTTTATGCCAAGTTTCTGAAGTACCGGGTAATCCCATAAAACTTTATGGCCGTAGTTCTTCGACAGTCTGAGCACCTGATACGGTGTATGGTTGTAATAGTCAAGAAGCGGAAGGTAGTCGGAAGCATTATCAATTATAATAGGTTCAAGCCCGTGCCCGGCACACCAATCAGCCGTATTTATCGTGAGCGTTAACCTGTTGAAATTGATAATTAATGCTTTCATTGTTGCTCACATCTCCCCCGCTTTATCCTTCAACCACTTCATTACTCAGTTCTTCCCGTTCCGTTTCGCTGGTAATATGTCCATGCTTTCGTAAATATCCGATTCAGAAAATAGAACACGATTGCCCACCCTCCGGGA